GTGGCATCGAGGCTGGCTGGGGCATCAAGGCTGGCTGTGGCATCGAGGCTGGCTGGGGCATCGAGGCTGGCGATGGCATCGAGGCCAAGACATTTATCAATGCCAGCAAGCGTATTTTTGCAGGAATTTCGCTTTATCGGACAAGCAAGGACTGCAATAAAATCATCCGTTGTGCGGAGCTGCGAAGCGGCGAAATCTGCTATGGAGATTTGACCATTACAGAGAACGGGGGAAGCCCGGATGAAAGTTGAATCTACCGTCCCCGTTCTTTACCCGATGGGGGTTTATACGTTTGCCTTTGCATGCGCCCATTGCAAAAACAGAAATTCAGACAAATGCCACCTGTGCAAGCGTGAGGAAAAAAGCGGTTTTGAGCCGAAGCGCGAGCCATCTGTGATCGCGTTTGAGATCCCATATCCGGCAACAAAGCGCGGTAAAGCGGCGTGGAACAAGCGGTTTGGCCTGAACGCGTATTACGCTGGGAAGCATTGGGCGCAGCGGAAGAAGGACGCGGAAGAGCTGCACACCTTGGCCCACTGGGCAATGCGAAAAGCAGGAATTACAAAACGTCTGGTAAATCACCCCGTCAAGGTGACGTTTTTCTGGAATGACAATCTGGACGTTGACAATCATGGTGCGCTGGGCAAGGCCTTTGTGGACGCAATGAAGGGCTACATACTGCCGGATGACAACCCTGAGTGGTTTCACGCCGTTGAACACAAATTTTGGAGCGGAGATACGATCCGCGTGGAAATTGAGGAGGCAGAATGATGGATGCTGAAGAGTTCCCCATTGCTGTTACCAAACGGCGGTTCGGCACAGTGGAGGAACCGGGAGACATGGGGCGGTTTTTGTTCCCATGCGGAAAGGATGAATTATGAGAGATACAAACCTCGTAAATGCGCTGCGTGAGCACGCAGAATGGGCGCGGGCAAATGAGTGGGAAACTCCCATTACCCTGTGCGACGATCTGACCGAAGCCGCTGACCGGCTGGAGAATCAAAACGCACACATCGCGGCGCTCCAGCAGGAAATTGAGACGCTGCGGGGGCAGCTGCCCCGGTGGATCCCGGTGGAGGAGCGGCTGCCGGAGAACGCGGAAGCCGTGCTTGTAAGGGGCTATGCAGTTAACAGCCCCAAGTACAAGGCTACGTTTAAGGGCCGCTGGATAGCTGCTCACAGTATGCTTGCTGATGATTTTGGGGCAGACAGCGATATGGACCTGGAGTATGACGAGGCCGAGGATGAGTATTACATCCCGGAAGGTTGGTTTGAACGCATTGAGAACTGGGATGACTATACCGACATTGCTGTGTGTGATTTTACAATCACCCACTGGATGCCGCTGCCGGAAGGGCCGGAGGTAGAAAATGCTGAAACCAAGTGACCTGACCAAAGCAGAACTGCTGCAAGTGGTGGAAATGCTGGCGGAGTTGGCCGGCGAATATTATCTGGACCGTTCGCTGGGACGCATCGAAATGCAGCGGAATGACGTTCACCGCGAAAGATGCCAAAAACTGATCGACGAAGAGAATAAACATTATGCGGCCTACTTTGCCCTCATGAAACCCTATGATAAGCACCCTCTGAAAGCCGTGCCGCTGGATATTGTCAAAAAAGCACAAAACGAATTAGAACAAGCCCAGGCAGCTGGGGCAGAGTGGAACAGGCTGAATGGAATCAGGCTGAAAGGGGAGAAAATGTGATGGAGAGATTGACTATCCCAGACGTGCGTGTGGACGAACACACAACCCGAAGAACAATGATTGATGTAAGGGCCGTAAAGAAGCACGCTATGGACTTTTACTGGCGGCTGAAAGCCTACGAGGACACGGGGCTGGAACCTGCGATGTGCGCCAATTACAAGACGTTTGAGGATGAGGCTATTAGTAAGGGCGTGACATTTAAGCGCATTGTCGCACTGATGGAGGCCGACAGAGCCGGCCGGCTGGTGGTACTGCCGTGCAAGGTGGGCGATACGGTGTATATACTACGCCGAACATTTGATGGGGCTGATGTTGTAGGAGAGACAGAACTGTGGTGGGACGATATTCCGCAACTCGGTAAGACCGTATTCCTGACCCGCGAGGAGGCGGAGAAAGTATTGGAGGCGATGAAGGATGAATAAGGCTGTTATGCTGAGTATCCGCCCGAAGTGGTGCGAAAAGATTGCCAACAGCGAAAAGACTATTGAAGTCAGAAAGACCAAGCCGAAGATGGAAACGCCGTTTAAGTGCTACATTTACTGCACAGTGGAAATGGCTGGGTATGATGCGCTCTGGGTTCCGGACGCTCCAACAAGAGAAAAATACTCGTTTATGGCGATGTCTGCTTACTTAGAGAACCCAAAAGGTGCAAATAAAGGAAACGGCAAGGTCATTGGCGAGTTCACCTGTGACCGGATTTATGAGTTGGAAACAAAAGCACACGGCGGCAGTTACTACGTCAAAGGTGAGGATCAGCCGACAACAAACGATGTTGCGCGGCAGTCGTGCCTTACCCTCAAAGATATGCACGAATACCTGAAATCGAAGGTCGGTTACGGCTGGCATATCTCCGACCTGCGCATCTACGACGCACCGCGCGAACTGAGCAAGTTTACCGGATTACGCAATACGAGATTCGGCGTAGCGCCATATGACATCAAGCGCCCGCCTCAGAGCTGGTGCTATGTGGAGGCGATGAAATAGTGGATTGCTTTAATTATTCATGCCCGTTTCGGGAAAATACGACAAGCAGCCTCAATAGATGCGAGTGTGTAGCATGTCCCAATAGATGCCCAAAGGATATGACATACAGCACGAGCAATCACACGGTGCAAACAGAACAGAACAGGAGGGCTGACAATGGCTGAATACAAAATTTGCTTTAGCGTGGCTGGGGCATTCGGCGCTCAAATCAGCTTTGAGGCAAAACCAGGCATATCCTATGAGGACGTTGCGGCGTCTATTAACAAGGAAAAGCTGGTTCGGTTGATGTGCCTCGACGTCTTGGGCTACTCCGCAAAGGACATTGAGGTTATCACTCCTGAACAGTACGAAGCGGAATTTGGAGGCGATGAAGGATGACTGAATTGAAGTCCTGCCCGTTCTGCGGGGGAATAGAAATTGTCATTCGGTCAGTATCTGGTATCTTCCCAAGGAGTTCGTACCAACGCACATACAAATATATTCAATGTCGGAGCTGCTTTGCAAGAACGGGAGATTACGCTACAAGACCGAGAGCAATCGAAGCGTGGAACAGGAGGGCTGACAATGGCTGAATACATCAAGCGAGAAGCGGCGATTATGAAACTAATGCAGGACGGGTGCAACGCAAAAAACTTGCAATCCATCTCGGATATCCCAGGTGCCGACGTCGCTCCGGTGGTGCATGGACATAGGGTTGACGACGGTGGATTCTACGCCAGATGCTCTCAATGCGACGGAGTACTGCCTCTTTGTGTCAACTATTGCCCCAACTGCGGGGCCAAGATGGACGGAGGTGCTGACCATGACGCTTAGAGAAAAACTGATGCACTACACGCATGATCTCGGCTGCGGTGTCGACCTAAAGCAAGAAGCCATTGCAACCATCGAACATATCGCACAATACACGGGCGAAGATGAACTATTGCATCATAGTCGGCCCCTTGCTATCGCATATCTTGCTCTAACGGAAGATGCTTCTGTGCCGGTGGTGCATGGGCGGTGGATTTCGTGGGAAGAAGCAGGGAATTTTGTTCCGTCACCAGACAGGCACGAGTGCTCTGTTTGCCACGATGCGGCGCAAGTGCTTGTAAATGGGTTTGAATTGTTGTCGGATTACTGCCCCAACTGCGGGGCCAAGATGGACGGAGGTGCAGAATGAAGATATACAAAAATCCGTGGGTGACACGAGAAAGCTACTTTGTGAAAACTGGAACTGCAAAGTCGGCAAAGATGGAGGCATCAAAATCCAGCGGCTATTCTATTGATTTTTGGGATGGCAAGTGGGTTGTTCGCAAAACGGCTTATTATAACAAGTCCTTATCTGAAATGCCTATTGTGTTCGAAAACAAATGCAGTTTGCAGGCGCGAATTGACAGGGCGATTGTGGACACGGTTCTTGAGTTTGTAGCGGTGGCCAAGATAGACGGAGGTGCTGACCATTACGGCGAGAGAAAGGACGGAGGGGATGGCTGACCGCCAGCCGCCCCGCGCAACAAAAGGAGGTAAGCTATGGAGGATCGGGACAAAAAACTGCTGAAAGCCTATGCGGAGAACGACATGAGCATGAAAAAGACCGGCGGCGCGGTTTACCTGCATTATAACTCCATCCGCTACCGCTTTCAGCTTATTCAGAGGGAAACCGGGCTGAACCCACGGAATTTTTACGATCTGGAAAAACTGTTAGCCATGATAGACAAGCAGAGAACCTGACCACCTGCATCGGTAGATCAAAGGGGAGGGGCACTTCGTAAAGGAGGCCCAATATGAAATACCGATACACCGTCCAGCAGCTCCAGCAGATGGAGCGCTGCCGCTATCTCACAGACCGGGAGCGGCGGGTGTTCAATCTTGTTTGCCGCCGGGGCTGGGCGATTGAGGACGCGGCGGCAGAATTGTACCTGTCCCGTTCCGCTGTGACCGCCTGCCTTCGTTCCATCCGGAATAAAGCTGGCATATCCCCTCCAAACAAAAAACGTCCTTAAACCATGACAAGCGGTGTCCTGTGGTACGGTAACCATAGAGCACCGCTTGTTTTGCGCGCGGAAACAGGGGGTGTATTTTTAGAGAAGGAGGAATCTCTCTATGGCTGAATTTGCAAGTAAGGGCGTCGCAGGCACTGCTCTCGGCACCGGCATTGCCGGTCTGTCTCTGGGCGTCCTGAACTCTCTGGGCGGGCTCGGCGGTATGCTGCTGGGCAATCGCGCCATCCCCTTTGCCGCTGGTATGGCGGCGGAGGCCGGATGCAGCGAGAACCACACGGTGAACCGCTACGAGCTGTCCATGGTGCAGGAGAACGCCAAGCTCCGCAGCGACATTGCCCTGCGGGATGCCAACACCTATCAAGATCAGAAGATGCTGGAGATGTACAAGTACATTGACGGCAAGCTGAGCGAGGTGCAGGGTGTGTTGGCTTCTCAGGCGGTCAATAATCAGGCCACCAAGGACAGCTTCCAGCTGTTGCAGGAGCGCGTGGACTGCTGCAAGAACGAGCTGTGCGGGGCCATTTCCCGGGAGCGGGACGAGCGGAAGTGCGCTGACAATACCATTGTCACCTACACCAACGCCACCTTTTATCCCAAAATGGTCGCGGACATCACCACCGGCACCGGCACCACGCCCCAGTCCACCTATAACCCCCTCCCCGTCTCCACCTGCGGCTGCGGCTGCTAAGAGGCGAAGAGGGAAGAAGAGAGGGGCATAGCGCCCCTCTCTCCCGTCATTGGAGGAATCTATGGTAACATTGGATCAGATCAAGCAGGGCGCTGCCCGCTATGTGGATGAAGAATTTACCGGCAAGCTCACCGGCTGGCAGAAATGGGCGGTCGGTGCCGGGGCTGCTATGGCCCTGGGCAATCTGGACGCCAGCCTTTCCACCCTCCGGGAGCATCCCGCCGTAAAGGCTCTCGGCGTCTTTGACGAGGCGGGGGACGTAGATATTGACAAGATCTACACCTGCCTGAAAACCGAAGCCGCCAAAGGCCCCGTCACCACCAATATCCCCCTGATTGGGAACGTCACGCTGAATGAAACGGATGTGGACAAGCTCTACACCCTCATAAAGCAGAGTTAGGAGGTTCTTATGCACGAGATCAGACACTTGGCTGAAGAGATCCGGGAAGAACTGGACGATGCCGAGAAGTACGCCCGCGAGGCTGCCAAGCACACCGAGGACAGCCCGGAGGACGCCAGCACCTACGCCGACCTCAGCCGTCAGGAGCTGAGCCATGCCAATAAGCTCCACGAAATGGCCGTTCGCCATATCGAAAAGGCGAAGGACGCCGGTCACCATCCCACGGAGGCCATGCAGGCCGTCTGGGACTGGGAGCATGAACGGATGCTGGACCGCGCCGCCCATGTGAAAACGCTCCTGTCCATGATGTAACGCCAAAGAAACACCCCCGCCAGACGGCGAGGGTGTTTTCTTATTTGTAGGGGTTCTTGGCGTTGGTGGTGCAGATAATGTCCCACAGGTCCGCCCGGTTTTCCTGACCGGCAAGGGCGGCGCTGGCCTCCGCCTTGCTGACCCTGCCGTTTCCGTCCGCGTCGGCCCTGTCCTTCATGGAGAAATACTCCTTGGGGGAAAGTCCGGCATCATGCGCCTGCTTTACCTTCTCATAGGCTTTCCCACTCATTTTCTCGCTGCCGTACTTCTGGTACAGAGCCAGAAATTCCCCGGTGGATACGCCGATATCCCGTTTGGCCGTCTGCGCGTTTTTGATCCATGCGGCGCTTGGCTCATACTTGGGGTCCACCTGCTGACGGGCCGTCTCTCTGGCGTACTTGTAGACGTTCTGGATGTAGTCCGCCTTTTCCGCATTGCTCATGGACTTGTAGGCGGGCAGCTTCACCGCCGCCTCCACCAGTTCTTTCCGCGTCTGGCCCATGGCCTTGGCGTACCGGGTGTATTCCTCGCCGGTCAGGGGCCGGGGCTCACCCTTCACCGTATAAGACTTCTCCGCCGCCGCCGGATAAACGGTGCTGTCTCCGGTGGCCTTTGCCAGCCGCCGGATCTCCTGCGTGGCGGGGCTGTTGTCCTGCGCCTTCAGGAAGCCGGGGGAGAGGAAAGACTGGAACACCCGCTCCGGCGCGGAGCCGTTGGATACCTCATTGCCCCACATATCCACCATGGGCTGAAGCTGGTTCCGTGCGCCGAGGACCTTTTTCGCCGCCCCCTGCAAGAAATAGTTCACGTCAGAGGCTACCTGCCCGGAACCCTTTTCCACATAGCTTTTGCGCACCGTATCATCAAATACGGACGCAACCTTGCTGCCGATGGTGGGGATATACTGTCCGGCGTAGCTGCTGGCCGCCTTGCTGATAAGATATGCCCCCGGATCATCCGCATAACTCCAATAGGAGATCAGATCATTCAGGGCGGACAGCATGGAGGTTTCCCAAATAACACTGCCAATATTCTTAGTGGCATCTACAAGAGAAACAAATGTCCCGCCGCCCTTCTGAACGGATTTCATGGTGGCAGCGCCCGCGAACAGGGGCATTGCCGCAGGAAGCGCCCAGTCCAATGTATAGGACTTGTCCCCGATCTGAATAGCATAATCCTGCCCGCCCATGGACCTCTCAAAGGATTCCTCCTTGTCATCATCACCGGCCCGGACGTGGAGCAGCCCCTCCGCCGCCAGATAAGCGCCCAGCGCAAAAATGCCGGTGCCGGTGAGCCCGGATGCAAGGGAATCCACGGCATCCGCCGCCGTGCATTTCCCGGACTTCACGTCAAACATGGCTTCTTTGATGCCTTTGGCAAGCCCCACAGGGCTATAATCAAGGCCCGTGGTTAGGATGTTGGCTGGGGTCTTGCGAAAGGGGAGAAGCGCATCGGTTACAAAACTTATACCGCGCTCAACAATATTGTCACTCGCATCATACCGGCCTCGCTTAGACAGCGCCTCAGAAAGAGCCGTGGTGTTGCGGTATGTAGCCTTCTGCGCTTCCTCGATGGCGTAGGCCCGCGCCGCCTCCACGTCTGCGGCTCTGGTCCCCGCGTTGGCCTCTGCCGCCGTGACCCCCTTGGCTTGCAGCGCTTGGGCGAAGCTGTCCACATAGGCGTTCCGGTTGAAGATCAAATCCTCACGATCCAGCAATTCGCTGTTCTTTTCGCCTATCCACTGGATAGACCGGGAGAGAACGTCCTCCCCCTTGAACATTTTCCGCTTGCTCTGGATCTCACGCTCAATGCCTGCTGTCGTGGCATCGGAATACTTCCCGCTGCCCATGGCCGCGCTCTGGTCTGTCTCATACTGGCCCTTGGCAAAGTCTTTTAGATCCTTGTCAACATTCACGGCCTTTGTCCGCTGAGAGGGGTCCTTGATGACCGCCCGCTCGATTGCGGTTCCGATGCCGTCCTTGATCTTTCGCGCACCCATCTGAATGGCGTTGCCCATGATGTTGCGGATGTGGGTGGTGGGGTTGGTCAGCATGGAGGTGTACCGCCAGAAATTGGCCTTCTCCATGAAGGTGCTGGGGATCTGGTCTGCAATGGAGGTGGTAATGGCGTCCCACGCCGCCGCCCGCTCCGCGTCCGTCTCTGCCATCAGGTAGTTGGTGGCCAGCTCGTCAGAGAGGGTAAAGCCCGTCACCTTGTCGATGTAGTCCACCCGTGCGCCTTCCACGTCTCCGCTGTCGGCGGTGCTCTGCCGGGGCGTCCGGTTCTGCCGTGCCGCCCGGTCATTCATCCGGTCTACCAGCCGCCGCAGCGTCAGCAGACGGCCCTCCGGCGTCAACCGGTTCATCAGGTTCATGGCCTGTACCATCTGTGCGCTGTCGTGAGCCGCGTCCGCAATGGCCGTTGCCAGCTCAAAAGCAACCTTATGATCTCCTTCGGAAATGGCAAGGTTGTAGGCGCTGATGGCCTCGGCGGTGTCCGCCTTGGTGATCCGCTGCCCCAGCTCCGCCTTGGCAATGAAGCTGTTTGCCACCTCCTGCCAGCCGTCCCGCGCGATCTTGGCCTGCGCCTGCTGCACCGCGCCCTGGTCGGTCTGTACGGTGTAGTCAAATTTGCCCCCGGCAATGGCACTTTCGTAGATCGGCTTCATTTCTTCGGAGGTCATGGGGCTGTTGAGAATGGTGCTCACCGTCTTTGTGATGTTGTTCCCGGTATCCGGGTTCACGGTGGGCACTTCCGAGGGGGCTATGTTCTGCTCATTCATGACCCGCCGTGCGCTGTTCTCGTTGATCGGGTGGAACGTATCGCTTTTCGCCTGCATCCGGTCAAAGGGCGTATTCACCGCACCCGCCACGGCGTCTCCCGGCGTGTCAAACTCTGCCGCGCCGCCGTTCTTGACATTTTCCGCCTCCTGTGCTATGCTATCATTAGCATTGAGGGGACGCGTACCCTCAACAGGAACTGTTCTCATGGCGTTTGCAGCGGGATCTCGACCCGTGTCAGCATTCGTCATTGGGGACAGTTCTATTTCGTTCAGCTTATGAGTGCGGTAGTTGTTTACATCCGGGAATGCCTCAACATCGAAAGAGGCGATATACTGTTTCCCATTGATTTCAACCGGCGCTTCGAAGTAATCAAAGCGAACCGTCTTTTTTGCCTTGGAACCGTGGGGAACATATTCCCCGCTCCCTACATAAGTGCCATTGCGTACCACATCAGGCAGATTATCCAGCAAAGCCAGTTTTTCCGCAGTCAGATTTGTGTCGCTGATAACTTTCCCGGGGACACTATTCGGAATGTCCACCGCATAGGGCTGCCCGCCGAAAGAGGTTCCCTCTACAACAACGCCCGTTGCGGGCTTGAAGATGCTCTTGTAGACGTTCTTCAGCGTACTCTTAAAGCTCTGCCCCGGCAGAGAAGATTCCAGTCCCCGCGCCCCAGCAATACGGTTCTGTGCTTGGGTCAAGGCTTCGCTGCTCACCTGCACCGGCGCTGTGTTCTGCCGCTGGGTCTGGGTCGGCACTTCGCCCTTGTAAGGCTTCTTGATGGTAGTCGCCTGACCAACCCGAATATTCTCCGCCGTCTCCACTCCGGGGGCGGCGTTTTTCGCGCCCTCTGCGGAGTTTGCGGGGGTGGGGGTATAAGTCCCGTCCCGAACGTCTGCTTGCGCTCCTGGGGCCTCCTGCGTAGCCGTAGGGGTGTTTCTTGCATTGATTGCGCTGTTGATAAACGTCTGCCCGCCGCCAAGGATGCCGCCCACGACAGCGCCGCCTGCAAATTCCTGTGCTGCTGTGCGGGGGTTCAGAATGGCGTTTTCATCGGAGAGGGACGCGAGAGGATTCCCCTTGTGGTATACGGAGTTCTGCATGGCGCGTTCGATAACACCCTGCACCACTTCTTCTTTTCCCTCGTCCACCATGGAATCCACCCATGCTTTCCATGTAGCCGCGCCATGCTTCAGTTCTTCCGGCAGGGTCTGAATACCTCCGCCTACCTCAACCTCCGCATTCAGCAGGCCGTTGCCAATGGCGTACAGGGCGGCTTTCGTCCGGGCGGTATTGTTATCATATCTGCCGGACACCCGCATATCCTGCAAAGCCTGCTCATAGCCGTCGCCCACAACCTGCCCAAAGGAAAGCCAGTACTGCGGGTCTTTTGCTGCTTCAGTCACGGCGCTTCGGACGGTGTTTAACACACTGGGGGAAAGTTCTTTTGCTGCGGTTGAGGCAAGTCCCGCCGCCGTGCCGGCTTCACTGGCGCCGCTCGTCATCAGGGCAAGAACTGCTTGCGGCACTGCCGCCACAGTAGCACTGCCATAAGTGTCGAAAAGTTCCGCTGCCTTTCCGCCTTTGGCAATGTTCTCTGCATATTTTTCCTGCAATTCCTGCCCGTTTCGCTGGATTCCTTTCGCCCAAGTATTAAATGGAGCCGTGTCGGAAATAGCGCCGAGTTCCTGTCCGGAAAACAACTCAAAGGGAGCCAAGAGCAAATCTTCCGCAAATGCAGCGGTGTTGCCCGCTGCCTGTGCTATCTGCTGCCCGCCTTTCAGGGCAACGCTCTCTAATCCTTTGCGTAAGGAGTATTGGCCGCTCCGGTCTTTTCCGATGCTGGGCGCAGCAACTTCCTGCTTCTGGGCTGTCCGCAAATTCCCGGCGTTGTACCGGCTATTGGGTGCCGCCGCGTTCCGGCTCACCTGTCCAAGCTGACCGGCATAAGAAATCTGCCGGGGCTGTGCATTTTCCGCAACGCGGCCCGGAGCCTTATTCTGCGTGGCAATCTCAAAGAAGGACTTTTTCTGCGCAGACGATTTGTTGTTCTTCCCGGCGCTGGCGTTCCCCATAGGCTGGGGGGAGGCAGAAGGCGTAACGGCCTTCGTCTCCTTGGCCTTGGCTCCGATTTTCGAGGTGTCTCCCACAACCTTGAAGCCGTTCAGCGTCCGGTTTTCCCCATTGGCAGAAGGCGCGGTGCTCGTCTGCCCCGCGCCTCCATGCTTGACGCCCGCTCCGATCATGGAGGTATCTCCAATCACCTTAAATCCGTTCAGTGTGTTTGCCATAATGACGCACCTTTCAATAAGAAATTCCGTACCGCGCCAACAGGTTCTGGACGGTCTGCTTCTGGCTGGCGGAGAGCTTGTCCCACATGGAAGAAATGCCGCTGTAAAGCGTGTCCGTCTTGCCCTGATCCAGTGCGGAGCGGATGCTGCTCATGGCCGCGTTGAAGTGGCTGGCGTTGTACCCGGCGCCGCTGCCGCCCTGATACGACGCCCACGCTTCATCCGCAGACAGTCCACCAGCCGCCGCCTTGGAGTTCTTGCCCCACTTGCCGTCTGCCGTCACGCTGTAAGCCTCCTGCATCTCCTTGACCTGTGCAGAAGTCAGCTTCCCGTTGTTGTAGCTGGAAATGGTATTCCCACTCTTTTTTGTGGGTGTTGTATCAGTCACCAGCTTCCCAGTGCCGTACAGGGAATCGTAGGCCCCCTGCCCGTAGTAGTAATCAAAAGCGGAAATCACGTCATCCGTGATAATCCCGTTCTTGATGGCGTTTTGTGCCTGAGAGGCCGTCAGGGTGGGCTTCGTGGATGTCATGGCGCTCTGCGCCTTGGCGGTCAGTGCCGCCGCCTGCTGCGCCGCCAGTTCGCTCTGCCGCACATACTCCTGATACAGTGCGTCCGCCAGTTCCGCGTTGCCGGTGGCCTCTGCCTGCGCAATGGCGTTTTTGTAGGTGGTTTCCAGATTGGCACGCTGCAAATCCAGATCGGAAAGGGCCTGCGCCTGCTGCCGGTCAATGTCGGAGAGATTCTGCTGGTAAACCACATCCTGCGCCAGCGCCGCCTGCCCGGTGGTGCCGGTGTTCAGCCCCTGGGCTACCGCCATTTCATTGAAGGCCCCACGGCTCAGGGCGTTCTGGTTGGCGGCACTGTTTCGGGCAATGTCATAACTCTGGGGAATCTGCTCCCGTGCCGCGTCCAGAGAGTTCACATTCTGCTCATAGGCGGATTTCAGGCTGGCCAACTCCGCCGCCACCTTGTCCGCGTAAAGCTGTTTCAGGTAATCGCTGCCGTCCCCGATGTCATAGGAACGCCCTGTGGCATTCAGGATGGAACCTGATGCTCCAGTGGTTCCGCCGCCCTGACTTACAAAATCTCCGTAGTTCTGCACCTGCCCTGCCCCCTGTGCGCCGGGAGACGTGTCCGTCCCCATGAGATAGCGGTAATACTGGGTTTCGCTGCTTTCAGGAGTGGTGGAAAGGCCAAGCCTTCCCCGCAAGTCGTTGACCCGGGACAGTGCCCCGCTGTCCGTCACATAGCCGTTCTTGTCGATGAAATACCCGTACCCCGCGCGAATGGCATTGGCCGCCTGATTCGCCTGGTCACCGGAAATCAACCCGGCATTCATCTGCGCCCGGATGTCCGCAATCTTCTGCCGGTCGGAAGCGGACAGCATTTCGTTGTCCGTCCACGCGCCGCTTTTGCCATAACTACCGTTCCCCGCGTTGATGTCCTGATGGGGGGTATAATCTGCCACGCCCTTCACGGCCTTTTTGGCGTATCCGTTCTCATCGTAAAACACGGTATAGCCGTTGGACACCGCGTACCTGCCAGCCAGATCAGGGCGTCTGCTCATATCCGCGCCTACCTGATAGGTCACGCCGCCCTGCGTGTAGTTCTTTGCCTCGGAGTTACTGGAGGGCATCCCGTAAACGCCGCCGCCGTTGTCCTCGCGGGTGTATTCCACGCCCTTGTAGCTGCCCTTGGAACTGCCGCCGGAGGAACTGTTACCCCGATCGCTGTTATACTCGTTTCCATACCGTCCGCCGGAATATCCGGCATTGCCGCGGATGCTTTCTGCCGCTTTGTGAGCGTCAGCCCACGACATTTCGCCCCGCTGTGCTTTGGACGTTACATCCGCAATGCGGTCTTGGTCCTTCTGAGATAGGTTTTTCTTATCGTATTCAGAAACTGCCATACTTGGTCCTCCTTATCCGTTCCAGTCGGCCGTAGTCTCCCGGACGTCGATATGGGTAAAACCCTTTTTTGCATAGACCCCCACGCCGCCCCAGTCCGGCATGATCTTCCGGGCATAGGCTGCCACCGCTGCCGGCGTCTGCCCCTTGACCACGATGTCCGCCGCCGTGCCATAGCAGTGCTGGGAGTGCTCCGCGCCGCCCTGCGCAGCGTTGTACTGCGGCGTCCGGTAGCCGCTGTTGATGGTGACCGCCGCCCCGAAATGGTCACGAATGGTCTGCAATACCATCACCAGCCGGGGCGCCACCAGCACCGCGTCAGAGCCGTCGCGGCAGGCAAACTCGCTGACTTTGAAGTTGCCGGACAGCTTCTTGGTGCCGTCCTTCGCCTTGCTGTAGGCGTTGATCTCTACCATAGGTTTCTCTCCTTCCGGCTCGAATGCGTCCCCGCTCTTGTACTTCCAGACCAGGAAGAACGGAATTACCCGCCCATCCCCGGTAAAGCCATTGCCCTCGCTGTCCATAAAGCAGGTACTCCCGCCGCCGTCCATCATGATGGCGTTGTCCCAGCCGGAGGATGCCAGCAAATCCCGCAGCTGCTCCGGCGTCCGCCTGTCCCGGCTGACGTAGTAGGCAAACCGGCCGTCTTTCGTACCAATAGCCGTCCGTGCCGCCTTGTACTTCATGTCTGCCCCGCAGTGGATGGGGCTGATCTTCTTGCCGTCAATCAGAATATGGACGCACTCCATATAGTTTGCGCCGCCGTTGGGTACCTGCTTCACACCGAAATTCTCCGGCGTGTTCCAGCTGATGCCCCATGCCGTATAGTTCGGCTTGCGCTTCACAGCGCCGTTTGCTTTCAGATGGCAGGCAGGGGACAGATTCCGCAGGAAAATCGCCCCGTTGCAGAGGGCGTCCCCACCGGCGTCTGCCAGCATCTTTTTCAGGTTCCCGGTGGTGGAGCGCAGACGCTTGGTATTGAAGTAAATCTTAATCCACTGTAGGCCGGAGAGCGGGACAGTGCCCGCTCTCGTCATCATGTATGAGCCTCCGTGTTCTTCTTGCCCTCGTCGCTGGCCTGACGGATGGCATCCAGCATATTTTTAACAAAGGCGGGGTAGGGCACCCCCATAATGGCGGTATTCTCCAGAATCGACAGTCCCTCGTTGGCAATAAAAAACATACACACTGCGTCCCGTACAAAATCGCTGGATGTGGCCTGATCCAGTAATGCCCCCATCCATACCAGCGCCAGCATGACGCATTTCTTCGCCAGCCCTTTGAACCCAGCGTCGGAACTCAGCGCCCCGGTGCCGCTCTTGCCGGACTTATGCCAGATGGCCGCTACCATCCAGCCAGTGGCGTAGTCCAGCACCATGAAACAGATCAGCACTTTCAGCGCCATATCCCAGCCCCCCAGCGCCTGCGCAATGACGGAGCCTGCCGTGGCCAGCGCCGCCAGAATCAGGTTTTTCACGTGTACCGCGTTCATATCGCACCTCCTGTTCAGGAGCCAAGCCGCACGGCCTTGACAGGATGTCCGTCCTCGTCATAGGTAATGCGGTACTGCCCCTCCGGCGTCCATACGGTTTCCTCGGTGCCCGCCTTGTCCGGGCTGAATCTCATGCAGTCGTGAAGATGCTTCACATCCTCGGCGGGTTCACCGGGGTTGAAGCCCTCTGCCATCTCCTGTTCCGTCCAGCCCGGTACCGTGCCATCGTGGTTCAGGTGGAAGGTGGCACCGGCCTCTTCCAACTTGGCGTTGATGACCTCAATGCTGTCGCCATTCAGTCTGCCCTCGTTGATGATCTCTTCGAATTTTCTTTCCATAATGTAACCCCTTTCAAAAATTACTTGTTATCCCCAGCCACCCGCTTGGTGCCTTAAAAACAGAAGCCGAAGGATACGCCAAATGCGTAGGTCGCGAGGTTGTAGTTGGCTTGGCCACTGATGACAACGCAGAAACGCGCAGAGCTGCTGCTATGCGGAGAACGCTCCCACCAAGATTCATCACTGCCGTTGCGGTTCTTCACCTTGCTGTTGCCCGCCTTGTAGTAGTCGTACTGCGTTCCCTCGCCGCTCTTGGAATAGTGGACGCTGCCGAAAATCTCGATCTCGCTCAGCAGGAACAGCTTGTCCGCTGTGGTGTTGATGGTGGCGCTCTGGTCGCCCGCCGAGGTCAGCTTGTTCACCTCCCGGATGCCGTTCTGTACCTCTGTTGGCATCAGCGCCAGAATGGCAGGCAGGTGTGTGCTTCGCATGGCACAGCTCGTCCAGCCGCCTACGTTGGTGTTTGAGCTGTTCATCGGCTTTGTGTCCGCGTAGCAGTCATGCATCTGGAATGTCAGCGGAGCCTTTCCAGAGCCATCAGCATAATCGTCATGGCCTTTACCAATGATGTCGATAACGTAAGCCGTTCCGTTAATCGTCATGGCTTTCTGATTCCCAACTACCCACGTCTCTGGCACTTGGTTTTTGTGGCAGGCGTCAATGATCTGCGCCCACGTATTGTCCGCAAAATTCGCCTTGTACGTCACCGGCGCCGTATGCACCTTGCCCTTCCGCATCATCAAGCAATGTCCCATTACGCCACCCCCTTCAGCTGTAGAGTTGTCTCGTCAAACTTGGCGGTAGAGGGGATGATTAGGGCGGGGCGGATGCCATATGAGTTAGATGCTTTTGTCCTGCCGTTGCTGCCGGTGAGGGTGACGAACCACACGAGGACGGTGCTGTTAGTGTGCGGGGAGCGGAGCCACCACCTGTCAGCCGAGTCATTCAGGTTTGCAATACGCTTGTTGTTGGCGGATGTACCGTTTCCACTCTCGAAGTAATCCAGCTTTGCGCCATCTTGCGGAAAATATTCGTTATCACTGGTAGTCCAGCCCAGTTCATAGCCGCCCAACAGGAATACTTTGCATGGCAGACCGTTCGCACCGGTGTTGTCATCGTGGCCTCCAGCGCCGCCCGTGCGATACGGAATTTTCACCTGTTTAATTATTGCTTGTTCAATCGTCCCTAAACTATTAAAGTAGTCTCCATTTAGCCAAGCGTTGATGGAACTGTTTGCATATCTGCTCACTTCATCGCTATCCCACACTCTATTGCTATGAATATCTTTCCTCAGCAACCATGTACCATTACAACTACTATCATACAGACTGCTATTCTCAGGTATCCCCTGATTGACCACCAGATAATCAACAGCCGTGCCACCCTCCATCAGCTTCACCACGGAACCTACCGTCAGCGTCCCGGCCTGAATCACTGTCGTCGGCGCCGTCAGCAGTGGCACGCGCTTGCTCGTAATGACCATTCCCATATCACATCACCACCACAACAATGGGGATGCTCACAGTGTTGGCGTCCCCGAAGATCGTAAATTTGATGCCGCCGTTGTAGGTTTCGGCGTAGCCGTTGGTGATACAGTTGAGATACTGGTTCTCTGCCTCCACAAAGGCGGCGTAGTCCTCGCTTGTCCCGCTGCCGGTGTAGGCGTGGTCTACCGTGGCCGTGTGGGTGGAGAGCACGCCGGGGATGGCCACGCTCTGGGTCTTGACACCGGTGGTGCTGTCCTCCGTCCATGTGGTGCCGATAGTAGCGGTGTAGGTTTTCACAGAGGAAATGGCCGGCAGCTGGCTTGCAGGCACCTTGCCGTCCGTGCCAAGAGACGCCGCGCCAATGTCCGCAGGGGTAAGGGGGTCTGCCCCATTTTTCCCGTGCTGGCTGGCGTGTTTCCCCGCCGCCTTGCCGTCCCACGTGGCTTTCTGTTCGGCCGTCACGTGGATGTCGCTGTTGCCAATGTGCCCCGGCACGTCTTTCAGCGCCGTGTTGAACGCCGTCTCCGTGCCGGAATACCCGGCTTCCACGGCGGTCTGGTACGCGCTCTTGCCGTCCGTGCCCTTCACACCTGCGGGACCTCGCGGGCCTTCCGGGCCAATGGCACCCTGCGCACCCTGTACGCCCTGAATGCCCTGCTCACCCTGCGGACCCTGTGCGCCAGTATCGCCTTTCGGGCCTTGCACACCTTGCTTGCCTTCCGGCCCCTGCGGGCCTTCCGGGCCTTGTAGCTTGCCGACGCTGGACCAGTCGTTTTCGATCTCAGACCAGATGTAGCACTCACGGTCTGCTTCCACCATATACATCTTGTCGTTTCCAGCGGGGATGGCGTTCCGCAGCGCTGCAAGAGTTGGGTAAATATCCTCAATGTAAAGGCTTGTTCCGTCCTTGCCGGGAGCGCCTGCTGGGCCCTGCGCACCAGTGGGTCCCTGTGCGCCTGCGGGGCCTTGGGGACCTGCGGGGCCCTGAATGCCCTGTGCACCCTGGTCGCCCTTGGGGCCCTGCACACCGGGCACGCCCTGGATACCCTGCGGGCCTCTTGCGCCCTGTGCGCCCTGCTCGCCCTGTACGCCCTGCGGGCCTTGGGGGCCGCGCACGTTTACGCTCTGAGGAGGGGACGTTACATTTTGCAGGGAAAAGGACATAACGCCGTTAATGTCCACACTGGGGACGATGGCGGGTCCCACCGGACCCTGTGCGCCGGTGGCTCCGGTATCGCCGGTATCGCCCTTGTCGCCTTTTTCACCCTTGTCACCCTTTACGCCGGTGACCACGGTCACACCGTTCTGGTCCGTTACCGTGCCGTTGGTGAACTGCATCCGGCTCCGCTGGGGGAGGGCCTGTCCGTCCGGGCCGATAATCAGGTGACCGGAAGAACCGGTTGCCTGCCAGATTTCGCCGTCCGTGCTGACCTCCAGCACCTTATCGCTGTTCAGACGGATGTACTTGAATCCGGCCTCGTTCTGCGGCAGCAGCACCGCCGTTTCCACACCCAGATTTTCCAGCGCCGGGATCAGGGTATCGTTCATGTAAGCCTGAAGGGCCTTGCCGCCCTCGTCGAACTTGTTTTTCAGCTCGGCGGAAGTCATGCCGCCAACGTCATTGGGTTCATCGTCCAGCGCCGCAATGATCGCCATGTTTTTGTTGAATTTTTCAATTGCCACAGGTTACACCTCCGTTTTCGGCACTTCGCCTGTCTCGTTGATTTTCCGCTGCAGCTGGCCGTAGCCCGGCCCGCCCCGTACTTCCAGGGCTTCTTCCTCTGTGGGGGCTGCGCCGCCCTGCGCCTGCTGCATCATCATCTGTTCCTGCTGCATGGTGGCAATCAGGGCTTCTTTATCAGTAATCTGGCCGGCAGGCAGTCGTTTCAGATACTCCACGGTGGAAATCTTGCCTTGCATCAGCAGATTGTCCAGCGTCTGCATGGCGGCAATTTCGCTCCAATAGGAGGCTGCCCCTGCGTCAAGGCCAATGGTAAAGGGGATAGTTTTCAAGGTGGAGAAGTCAAAGGGAACGGCGATTTTCTGCTGGTCGTAGGGGTTGGAAATTTCCACATACCGTTCGCCGTAATACTCTCCCATAAACTCCATGTAGATGCGCCCCAAGTCCTCAATGCTCTGCAAAAGGCTCTGCTTTGTCAGTTCCATAGGCGTTGCCGCCGCCCGCTGCAAGGCAATGATGGCGGAGGTGTTGTCCGGGCGGGTATCGCCCAGCGCCACATCCGAGGCTCCAAGGAACTTCTGAGTGTAGGAAATGGCCAATTCAATAAACTGGCTGATCTGTGGGCTGACCGCCGCCGGGTCAATAATCTTCGCCACGCCCTCCACACTGCCGTTTACCGGAATGGCCCCGCCCACCCGGTTCGTCCATTTGGCAACCTTGGTGGAATCGTATACGATCTTCGGGTACGCCAGCGTCATCATGGAAATCATGGACAGGGCGAACAGCTTGTTCACAAAAATTTGGTTGGGAATCAGCCCGGTAATCATGGCCTGCCCGTGATAGCAGTCCTGCACAAAGTCCCACGGCATCCATGTAATGGGGTACAGCTTGACCCCCAAGTCCGTGTCGCCCCGGATTTCTGCCTGCCGGGTGCATTCGTAGGCGTGGATAGTGCCGGTTTCCTCGTCCTTCCACAGCCGGAGGATTACCGTGACTTTCGTCCCGCTGCCGCTCATGGAATCCATATAGGTGCTGCCGCTGTCCTTGTTGTCCGCGTTGATGGCGGTGGGGTCATTGCCGTACCGTTTCGCCCGCTTCCGGGCTTCTTTCAGCAGCATCCGCCGCTCAATCAGAATATACGGTTGGCTTTGAACGTCCCGGTTGTTGGGATTCCCGAACAACACTTGCGTATTCTGCAAGACCTCCGTCCGAATGCAGCCCTTGCTTGTCTGTCCGGTTTCCACGTCTTCATCCCAGTAAGTGTAAGTGCACCCGTCCCCATCCACGGCGGCGTTCCGGGTAAACTCCCGCAGCACCCCGCCGATGTGATTGAACTCAAAGATGGCGGAAAACTGGTCGTTGAGAATGTCCGCCACCGTTTCAAGAACCCGGGCAGTCTGCTGCCCGCTGGATGCCATGGGGCGTGCCCACAGCTTCAGGTTATCCGTGGAGATATTGGCAACGGAGAACAGCACCACACGCTTGAGAAAGTTGAATACCGGGGTAGGGAGGCCGTTGCTCTGCACGCCTTCCCACTGCTTCAAGGTTGTTATCGCAGAGGCTTTTTATCCTCTGCTTCTCATAGTTTCCCATGAGTTCAGCATATCTTTTCACCCGTTCTGGGTGCCCCCGCCTCGTGGTGGCTGATAGCGGTTCACGCCCTGCCACTATGCGTTGCGGCTGGCTTACATTCCTGTAAGCCTTCACCTCTGATTAGCTTGCGAGACTTATGATTTTTATTTGCCCTCGCTGTGTTTTCACTGCGAGTGATCCACCGGCAGTTTTCAGGGCAATACCCATCATTGGGGTCAATGCGGTCAATGGTCAGGTCATCCGTGTATCCATGGTGCAGCGCCCACGCCTTGAACGCCTCATAACTGTCCCATTCCTCACACACACGAACGCCCTTGCCGCCGTACAAATAGTAGGCTCCACGATTTGCATTGCTGCACCGCTGCCGCATCCCGCTCCATATCGTGTAAAGCCGCGTTCTGTGGTCATGGCTCTCTCCGTGTAACGTATTCTTTTCCCCCTGTGCTTTGGCCGTTTCTCGACGCAAGCACCCGCAAGAGGATGTATTTCCGCTTCGGAGGTTATTGCCGGTGGCAACAACCACCAGCCCACAATCACAGGCGCACTTCCAATATGTCTTGTGGTTTTGCAGGCGGTCGAATCCCACAACAACTAAGCGCCCATATCTTTTACCGGTTAAATCAATCATATTCATCCTCCATTAGATGTTTTGTCTCGTTTAGCCTTCCAGCTTTTTTCGGGGGTTTTACATCGGCAAGCCTTTACCGATGAAGAAGTTTTCGTTTGTTTCTACACAATCGTACAGGTCTATCCCGGAATTGAAATTCACCCCGGCAGCGTATTCCTTTGCCACTTGCTCCGGGGTTATGATGCCTTTACTCATAACACCACTCCTTTACTTGACATTTCCTGTGTATCGCAGCTGTACATCCGTCTGCAAAACCGTTGCCGTTGCGGATGAGGAATCGCTCTTGTAAATCAGCTTGTAGAATGTGGCTTTCTTGACCTTCATCTTCACCCGCCGTACCTGGGGTTTCCGGTTGGTGCCGAAGGACCAGTGGGCAAAATCCGCATGGGTAAAGGTGCTCAAGCCGGAAGACACGACCTTTTCCGGGTAATCGCTGCGCCGGTTGGTTTCTACCGTCACATTCACCCGGGCATTGCTCTCCGGCTGAATGGCCACAAAAATCTGCGGGCTGTACTTCAACACCCAGTCCCGGTCAAAATCCATGGAGCCGGTGGCGGCGTATGCGTTGATGTTTTCTCCGTCATCATTGCGGTACTGCCGGGAAAAGTGCACCACACTGCCGTCCTCACGGAATCCGTAGGTTTCAAGGCCGATTTCCTGCATACCCCGGAAATTGATGTTGGTGTAGAGATACCATGCGTCCGCTCCGTAATTGAGAATCAGCGCCTTGTCCTGATAAAGCCACCAGAACTCCTGATGATTTTTCCGGTTGAAAATCCGGGTTTCGGCCATATCAAAGCCCTGTAAAGTCACCTCTGCCCGGTTGCTGATGCGCTCTGCGTTCCGCTCATCGGAGGTGATATTGCCGCCGGTGGATACGGAGCGCCACCGGTAAACCGCTTGGTCATCCAGCGTCAAGGGGTTGTTTTCCAGCAAGTCCACCTGCCCCATGGCCTTGTTCCCAAACTGCCGGTTCACAGGAGTAATGTAAAAGGCCGCTGTGGTCACGTTGGAAGCGGTGGTCAGGGTGGAATAACTCATGCTCCATGCACTGTCCTGCTTGAATACCAGCAGCCGCGCATAGTGGCGGATCATGCCGGTGATGGGGGTGTTGGCATCCCCCACTTCCGCTTCATAGAGGTCAGGGAAGTAGTCCGCCGTAGGTTTGGCCGTTGAGGCGTCAATGCCGGAATAGATGGTCTTGTTGGTGCCGTCTCCGTAGAGGAATACACGGCTGTCCGTCTGCCCGTTGTAAAGTTCGGCAAACCGCATTCCGGTTACCTCACCCCGCGCTCCTTCCCCGTTGCGGTACACCAGTTCCAGCGTATTGACCCCTGCTGCCGGTGCGGCGGAGAGGGTGAAGGTTCTCGCTTGCAGATCGGAGGTGTAGGGCTGCTCCGCGTCCCCGATTTTCACGGAAATAATCTCGTCCACATGACTTTCCGGAATCTTAAAGGTCTTGGCCGTTCCGTCAGGGGAGTAAAGCACCTTCCGTTTTCCCGTCAGCCGGTTCACATTTTCCAGCAGATACCCGCCGCCCTCCGCCGTGGTGGCGTTCATCACCGTGGGGATATACCCCTCCACATCGGCAAAACTGTTCTCTGCCTTGCCGTCCCAACTCATATATTCGTGTCCGTTCAGCAGATAGACTTTGTTGCCGAAGCCGAAAAATGTGGTCTGTGCCTGTGTGCATTTGCCCACAACGGAAGCGGCAGCAGATGTCAGGTTGATGTCAAACACAAGCCCACCAAAAGCTGCCAGCAGCTTTTCTGCACCATTTACAACACCTTCCCAAGACCCGCAATACACCGGGCTTTCCGTTGGGGCGGTGTTCCCCTCCTCGGCGCACCATGCGTCCCACGTTGTTTTTAGGGTCAGCAGGGTTTTGGTGCCGGGGCGCAGCTGCAAGTGGTTCTCCCGTGTCACCCGGAAGTTTCGCTGCACGCTCATTTCGCCGTTTTTAATTTTCGTATCGCCGTCCGGGTTCTCATTCAGCCCCAAAAACTGGCGGATCTTCAAGATTTGAATGTCGTTGTTGACGGCAATCCGCGCCATAGTCTGCCTCCCTTAACCGTAGGATAGATAGCTGTCGTTCATATCCCCGCCACACATCACATCATCGTAGTCATCCCCGGTGTCGAAATCGTCCTGCACCCGGATTTCCTCTTTCTGTGCCCCCAGAACACGGGTCACGCAGAAATAGCGGGCTGCATCGCAGATATGGGTAATGTCGTGGGGTTCCGTTGCGCAGTCTGACGGGTTCTTCTCGTCGTGTTGAATGGCAGGGAGATTCCGAATCAGTCCTGTACAGTTTTCCGCCACCAGCAGGCCGGGGCGGTCTGTGTCGCTTTTCATGGGTTTCAGCAGCTCTTTCACTGCCATCCACCCCTGCACCCGGTTGTTGCTGGCTTTCAACAGCCCCAATCCGTTCTGGGCGAATATCTCCGCCATGCTCCGCCCACTGTCCTTCTGCCGGTTCCACATATCCGGCGGGGCAATGGTAAATTCAATGTGCTCCTCCGGCGGGGTCAGGGCATTTGCCAGCTTTGCCGCCTCGGACACGATCAGTCTGCTTTGTTGTACCTCCCGGTACACATAGCACCGCCCGTCAAAGTCCACCGCCACCCAAAGGCAGGCGAACATATCAAGGCCATAGTCGAATGCCCGGTATTTCTTCCACTCCCGGGGCACACGCACAAAAGGCGCAATCACATGGGTTTCTTTGCGGAACTCCGGGAAAAACGTGCCTGCCATGGCGTCCCAATCGCCGTACCGCCATGCCCGCCGCACGTCCTCCGGCAGCAAGTCCAGCATCTGCTTGTATTCCGGAGACGCCTCCAAAAGCTGGGGGTTATCGTCCACCGTGGCGGGGATGAAGGTATAGTCCTTGGCTTTTTCCCCCTCCCGGTATTCCCGGTCTACAAACAGCCGCTTTACCCACAGGTGCCCGATGCCGCCGGGGTTACAGGTCAGGTACATCCGCCGGGGGACTTTCGTGGAGCCACGGAGGCACGCGCCCAGCGTCCGGAACTGCCCCTCGGTAAACTGGGTGGCCTCCTCCATGAAAATCCAGTCAAATTCAAGTCCCTGATATTCCTGATCGTCTCCGGCGCCGTAATGGCCGAACTTGATAATGCTGCCGTTGCAGAAGAACATCATCCGCATACTGCCGTTGTAGCTGCCCACCTCCGGCGGGATCAGCTTCTGCATGGGCAGAATAATGTTCTGCTCCAATTCCGGATATTCCCGACGGACAATCAGAATTTTGATGCCGGGGTAGGTGAGTGCCCCTCCCGCCGCTTTCCGCAGCAGCACATGGGTCTTGCCGCCGCCTCTGGCACCGCCGTAAGCCGTGTACCGGCTCCGTGATTTGCAGAACTGCATCTGCTTGGGGTTCAGTGACCCCAAATCCACCTGTACGCTGCCCCCGGCAGCCTGCTTGTATCTTGGCATTTCTGCTCCTTCTCTTGTGGGCAGGGTGGGTTCCTGCGCCCACTCCGCTCATGTGAGAAAGGGGCGAGTATTCGCCCGCCCCTTCCAAATTGCTTATTCGTATGCCTGGGTTCCCTCGATACCCACGCAGCCGTCCTTGGTGCCCACAGCCCGCATGGTCTGACCGGCAGTCAGAGTAACAGCGGCGGTGTAGGTCTGAGCGGTGGTGGAGTACCGGGGATTGGTGCCGTCGGTGGTGTACTTGAACACCACGCCGGATACGGCGGTGATGCTGACGGCATGGGAACTGACGCTCATGACGGGAGCTGCCAGAATGGCCGCATTGCCGCACACGGCCACGCCGTCACCCTTGGCGCCCAGCACGAAGCTGTCGTAGTAGGTCACGCCCTGCACCACGGGGCCGGAGTAGCCCTGCACCTCATTAAGCACGGTGTACTTTTCCAGCTTCACGGGGTCTACGGTACAGCCCTTGTGCTTGATGAAGAAGTACACGCCGGCGGGCATGTAGCTGGTGGGGATGGGTTTCACCCGACAGCCGTCAAACTCGCCCACAACGCCCTTGGCCAGAGCCTCCTTGCCCAGAGCATCCACGCCGATGTAATCGGGCATCTGCTTGAGCAGCTTGTAGTACTCGGTGGCGATGTACAGGGTGCGGTTTTCCAGAGGCACCAGCGCATCCGTCATCTTGGCGTTCAGGTCGATGATGAGGCCGCCGATGGTGGCCTTGGTGGGTGCGGTAGCCTCCTTGACGGCGATGTTGGCGCCCATGCACCACTTCTTGATGCGGTGCTTGTCCATGCCGGGGATGGTCACCTCGTCCAGCTGACGCCGCAGGGCGGCACCGGCGGACTTATTGATGGCCTGATCGGTCTGATCCAGCGCGTCGATGGTGAAGGAGAAAGCGGGCTGCATCTCGCAGGTCATCTCCTGAAGGGTGTCGCCCACGTCATGCACGGTGCCGAAACGGTTGGAGCCGGTGCGGGAATACTGGGTTTCAGGCACGGTATTCACGCTGCCGATGCGGATGGTGCGGCTGTGGGGGTCAAGCCAAGTATAGGCATGGCCGCAGTCATCGGCGGTAATAGAGGCTTTCTTGAAGCGCTCTGCGATTTTGGTTGCGTACTTGGTTGCGTAATTGATAGCCATAGGTCAAACCTTCCTTTCATATCGGTTTCCCTGTGGCGCAAAGGGTCTTAAAAGGCACTGTCAAAGGCGTCTGCAAAAACGTCCTTGTTCTTGGAGCCATCCCCGGCACTTCTCATGCTGCCGGTAGAGCGTTCCGCATTCCGCTGGTTCTGCTGGGCAGATGCCGCGTCCCGTCTGGCGCTGGCTACCTGCTGCCCGGCCTGTGAAAGAGCGTACCGGGTGTAGGCCGTGGTCAGCCGTTCGCCGCTCTGCACCTTCGCCCATACCTCCTTCGGAATGCTCTGGGGATCCTTTGCCGCTTCGGGGAAAAGTGTTCTAAATTCTTCAATGTCCGCCGTTCTGCGGGCTTCCGCCGCCTGCTGGGCTTCCGCCGCGTCCTGTGCGGCCTGCTGCTTCGCCTGTTCCCGGGCCTCTGCGGCGGCAATCACTGCCTCCCGGTCCTCAAGCTCCACGGAGCGCCGTGCGTCCGCTTCACTCAGGCCCTCGGCCTGCTTTGCCTGCGCCCGGAGCATGGAAATGTAGTCCTTGGTGTTCAACCCCTGCTGGTTTGCAAAGCGGTTGACCATCTCCATCACAGGCTTAAACTCGTCATACTGGCTGCGGATGCGGTCGTAGTCCATGCCCTTCTGGGCCAGTGCCACCATTTCCGCTTCGTTGGCCTGCCGCACCTCGCCCATGTGCCGCAGCTCCCATGTCTGGGGCCGTGCGTCCACGGTTTCCACCTCGGTCTGCTGCGTCTGGGCTGCCTGATCCGCATCTGCGGGAGGCTCGGTGCCCTCTTCCGGCGTCTCTGCGCTCTCGCTGGGGTTCTCGACAGGCGTTTCCTCGCCAGTCTCCATCGGCTCTGCGGTTTCCTCCGGCTGGTCTGCCGTCATATCCGCGCCGCCGTCCCAATCGTCCAAAAAGGCGTCCGTAGTTTCGGGCTCCTGTTCGGGGATCTGGTTCATGTTTTCGTCCATATTGGCCTCTTTCCCCGGCCTGGTCTGGCCGGATCTTTGTATTTTCAAAGCCTGGTCTGGCTTTGCTGACAAAACAAAAACGAGGCCACAAGAAACGGCTTTCGCCGTTCTCATGGCCTCGTTGGGCTCTCATTTTTATTCGGTTTTCAGGGGGAAGGGAACATCTGTATCCAGCTCCCGCCCCTCAAAAATGGTGGGGTAGTGGCTTACCTTGCATCTTCGGCAGTAAATCGGCGTGTTGTAGATCACACTGCCCGGTTCGATGTGCTGAAGCGCTTTCCCGCAGATAGGGCAGCGGTAGACCCATATTCCGTTCACAGCCATGCGCCAAACTGCCCGTACTCGATACCGCCGTAAACATCCTCTACGGTACTTTCCACCGCCGGAAGCCCCTTGCGGCATTGTTCCAGCATCTCTTCAAACATCTGCATGAAGAAGTTTGCCCTTGTAGGGTCTTCTTCCAGTAGCAGAAGCCCTGCCAGTGCGTAGGGCAGCGCCGCCGTGCAGATGGCCTCGTCCAGCTGCACCTCATCCGTCATGGATGTTACCTTGGGGCAGATGGGGCGCTTCCCGCCGGTTACCGCTTCCCGGTAATTGTCACTGTAGGGGTATGCCTTATCCAGAACGCTGTTCAGCAGGCTCACCGTCCGGAGGTTGTACTCCTTGGTGTCTGCCGTGTCCGTGGAGCCGGTGCTCTCGTTCTGGGCGTCCATCAGCCGGATGGCAATGTCGAAAATCTCCTGAACCGTTATGGCCATTCCTCACGCCCCCTTCGGTTCTCCTTGGCAACGTCAAGGCTATAGGTCATCAGGTTGTCAATACCCTCGTCCACGCTTTTCCGCCGGGGTTCCGGTTCCTCCGGGGCTTCCTCCGGTTCCATTTTCGGTTTCTTGTGCCGGAACAGCCCGAAATCCTCCTGCCCGTGCCGGATGATGCACAAAATCAGCAGCAAGAGGGCAATCATGCACCCGGCTTCCACCAGAACGGTCATCAGCAAAATCAGATTCAGCATCCCGCCCTCACTTCCAGCAGTCGGCATCTGCGCCGTCCCCAAACGTTACATTCACGCTGATGTCCTGCTTCTGCTCGAACTTGTCCTGATAGCCCCCCAAGCGCTTCTGCTTGTTCAGGAAAATGCCTCGCGTCACCATGCCCTTTTCCTGGTAGATGGGGCTGGTGTCGATCTGCTCCTGAATCCGCTGGTAGGCCAGCCGCACATAGTGGCTCATGACGCAGCGGGGATCGTCGATCTCCTCGTCACCCGCTTCAAAGGCTTCCACCTGCGCCTCGACCACCTCGGCCTCCCGGCCATCGTTGTAGTCGTAATACCCCTGAAGCCGCTGAACCGTCCATCGCATCGCATTGGCAAGGCCCGCCTCGCTGTATGCCTGCTCCAGCCGGTCCTGCGTGTCAAAGTATTCCTCGGATTCCTTCAGGAACGCCTTGATCTTCTCAATCGTCTGTTTCCTGTGGGCCGCGGCGGCTTTCTTGTGCATGTCGTCCATGTGTGCCTTGTGCTCTTCCGCAGTTGGATTTTTCTTCTGATAAGCCATGCCCCGGCCCCCTCTCACAAAAAATTCTGGTGCAGACGGCTGGATTTGAACCAGCGCATACCTCCTGGTGCGGTGCTCTGCCCACTGAGCTACGTCTGCAAATGTCCCTCCTGAGCCACATCGTCGAGAGGTGTGGAGGATCCTGCGCCGGTCTTTCCCGGCTGCCAGCAACGAACTGTCCTGCCCCGGATGGTGGCCCCAGCCGGAATCGAACCGGCGGTCGGCGCTTCTATGATCTGCCAGAACCCGTCTGCCTTGTAGGGCCATGGTCCCGGTGGGCTGTTCGCACCCACCGGGTAGGGAGAGAAAGGATGATGAATGGATGTCCGGCCTGAACAGGAGGTGGGCGGAATCTGCTCCGCCAACTTCATTCAAGCATATTTCATCAAGCGAATACAATGGGTTTCAGTTATTTTCGTAATGTTCTACATAAAATTCCCCGCCCCCTTTTTCCGCCCCCCCCAAAGGAAGCATTCGCATAGCTTCCCGCAGATGTCTTTCAAGTTTTTGGAAGGGGAGAGGGGATGGGTGTATATAGCCCTATACCCTGCGCGAGAGACACCCCCTGTTTTTCCGCTACCCCCTGGTAGTCCCCCCTCCCTTCACAGTAGTAGGGCCTCCCCAGCAGCAGAGACTACAGCCCCAGCCCCGGAGCTGCTTAATCGCCCCAGCCAGCCAGAGCCGACAACAGGAATTGCCCCGACCGATAGAGGAAATGCACAGAATCGACACAGCAACAGCCGAAGCCCAGCAGCCACAACGGAAATATTTAATAGCCCATTAAATCTCACCGGGAAAGGGTAATTGCGCCAATCTCGCAATAGCTCCGAATATCTCACAAATGCTCCGTTTTGCTCCTGTTTTCTCTCGTTCTCTCGCGTTTTTTATTTGCTGGCTATTCTCCTTTCGGTACTCTCTCGGTAGAAGTATATATATAACACCCCCCCTGTAAGAAATATATATTTATCTCTCTGGGGTAGGGGGAATACGCCCCCCATCTCTCACTCTCCTATTCTCTCCCCCTATAGTCCCCCTCTCCTTCCCTCTCTCCCCCTGCCCCCGCTGCTGTTGCCGCTGCTGCCGCCCCGCATACAAAGAGAAAAGCGCCGGGGGTGTTATCCCTCGACGCTCTGGCGCTCTTACAGCCTGTCCCGGATGGCCTCAATGATCCAGGCGTTGACGCTCTGTCCTGCGGCGGCTGCTGCCGCTCTGATCTGGGCCTTGCTGGGGTCGGTGCCGATCCTCAGCTTGACCGTGACTTTCTCGTTGTTTTCGTGCTCCCATTTTAGGGAGGCGTCACGCTGGGCCTTGCTGGTTTTCAATTCCTTGCGCTGCAATGGTTACACCTCCTTTTGCGTCTTATTATATCGCATAGGCGCGTATAAGTCAGCCTGACAATATGCACAAAAAAGTCCGCCTGATACTGTGCGAACCTGCCAAACCTGCACGAATTTGCGAAAACCCCCTTGACAGCTCGTATCAGTCCGCCTTATAATTCAGGGCGACAACAGCAAACGCGACAACGCCACAGGCCGACAGGCCGGAAAGGATAACACCATGACTACTTACTTTATTAACTGCAAGAACCTGGACGAGCTGAAGAAGGCTTACAAGGCCGCCGCCATGAAGAACCACCCCGACATGGGCGGAGACACCGCCACCATGCAGGCTATCAACGCCGAGTATTCCGCCCGGTTTGAAGTCCTGAAGCGCAGCCAGAACGAACAGGCCGCCGAGGACACCACCGGACGGACCCACGCCACCACCGAGAGTGCCGGCGATTTCATTGCCATCATCGCGGCCCTGCTGAAGCTGGACGGCCTCGAGATTGAGTTGTGCGGTCGCTGGCTCTGGATCGGCGGCAACACCAAGGAGCACAGGGAAGCCCTGAAGGCTGCCGGGTGCCGGTGGAGCAGCACGAAAAAGCTCTGGTCCTGGCATTTCGCCGAAGAGGGGATGAAGTGGCACAAGGGCACCAAGACCATGGCAGAGATCCGCAGCAAGTACGGCAGCACCACCTTTGCCCGCTCCGCTACCACCTCCGACGCGCTCCCGGCTTGACCGGGGCGCGCCACCACCTGAAAGGAGAATGACCCATGACCGCTATTGAAATCATCGGCACCGGCAAGCGCACCCGCTACACCGTGAAAGCCGTTACAGAGGCCGGCACAAACCCCACCAACGGCAAAGCTTACCGCACCGAGGACGCCGCCCGCCGTGCCGCCGCTGAAATGGGTCTGACCGTTTCCGCTGTTGGGGACTTTTACGCCATCCTGCACACTGCCATAAGGGGGGCGTAATGATGTTCATGGTCTATTTTAGAGGCCCGCAGGATAAGCACCACCGGCCCATGAGTATTACCACCGGCGAACTGTTCGACCGCCTCGCCTATGCCCCCATCTACAGAGACGAACTCCTCCCGGATGTCAAAACATGGATTGACTACAACAAGCAATGCGCCCCGGAATGCTCCATCCAGTGCCGCGCCCCCGGTACCTCAAAAATTCTTTACGCCTGAAAGGACCTGCTTATGAGCTATCTTGAACTATTCCAGCGCTACGGCAACCCCAGCCGGGAAGCAGATATACGGCTGACCGCCTATCTGCTCCGGCCCGACGTCCTGACCGCCGACCGCATCAAGGCCCACGATGACAGCGCCGCCCGGATGATTGCCCGGTGTAACGAACTGATCGACCAACTGACCGAGTACCGCGCAGCCCTGGCGGAGCGATACGCCGCCCTTGCGACTGCCGCATACCGTGACCGGCTGGAGCTGACCCGTGACCCCGGTTACAGGGGCAAGCAGGTGATCTACTTTGTGCGGATCGTCCGCACCTATGAGGACGGCACCACGGAGCGAATTTTGGATGAAAAATATTTCGGCACGGAGCGCCGGAAAGCCTTCGCCCGGTTCGCGGAGCTGAAGCACCAGCGCCCCGGCATTGATACCATGCAGGACACCGACAAGCGCAGCTGGGAGCGTTGACAACCGAAAAAGAACAGCGGCCCGGAGCCATCCGAGCCGCTGATTTTTTATGCCGTTTTCGCCATGCTTCACAGTATCTTCACAGTATAGCCAAAAATCCCTTGCCATCCCTAAAAAAGTCTTACAAAAGTCTTAAATTTTCACGGTTTTCTCTAAATCCCACTCGTTGACACCGTACACCACCAAAGCCTTTATTTTCAACGCTTTCAGCTTTTTAGACGTTGCTTAATAGTGTTGCACGATGTTGCCGGAATCATTCCCCGAACTTCACAGTAACTTCACAGTTGGAAGCCCGCTTTTCGCCGAAAAGTTCACACGAAAGTGTTTTTACTTTACAGCTTCAAAATACGCCGTCAGCTTTTCAGCTGCCGTCTGCCTCCGGTCCTGCCGCAGGTGGGTGTAAACTGCCTCCACCACGTCCGGCGTATCGCCCAGCAGGCCAGCCGCCTGTCTGGGGTCAAGCCCTGCCTCATAACAGATCGTCGCAAAGCTATGCCGGAAGCAGTGCGGCGTGATGGGGAACGTCTCCACCGTTTCACCGTTTTCGCCCTGCTGGATCTCATTCAGCCCCACGTCCCGGCAGTAGTGCCGCCACTCCCGCGTGATCTCATGGGGCCGCATATAGCCCCCATCATCCCCCGGAAACAACAGCCCGATCCGGTTTTTCGGCAGCGCCGCCGCCAGAGGGGGCAGCAGGGGAATGTCCCGCAGACCGTTCTCCGATTTCAGGTGATTCTCAAGTACCGGCTTGCCGGTGGCGTAACTGACCTTTTTCGTGATATGGATCACACCGGCTTTGCGGTCGATGTCCCGATACGTCAGCGCCAGCGCCTCACCCCGGCGGCATCCGGTGTACAACAGCAGATAACCAAACAGCCACCAACGGGCCGCCTTTGTCAGCCCTGCCGCTTTCACGGCCTCCTCCTGCTCTTCCGTCAGCGCCTCCCGCTTTTTGCAGGGCAGGCCCCGGCTCTTCTTGATCTCCGCCGCCGGACTGATCCTGATGTCTCCCTTGATGACGGCATGGGCAAAGATCATCCGGCAGACGGCCAGCTCAATGCCAACGCTGTTGGCGCTTCGCCCTTGGGCCTCAAAACGCTTGATGTAGTTCCGCACGTCCACCGGCTCGATCTCCGACGCCCTGCCCGGAAACGCCGCTTTCAGACGTTTCACGGCGTAGCTGTATACCCGCCGGGTCGATTCGGAAACGTCGCTCTCATGCTCCCGCTCCCATTCATCCGCGATTGCCGGGAAATTCCGGCCCTTCTCCACCTCCATCTGGTATTCCAGGATTTTACGGTCAATTTCTCGGTCTGTCTTGCCGCGAAAGGCTACCCGCTTGCCGTTGATGGTGCGGATCGCCTCGTGCAGCCCGTCCTTGCGGACGCCATATTTACTTTTCTTCGCCATTTTTTCCTTTCCTCCTGTTGCATTGCCAGGGGGATCGTGCTATACTGTGATTGATCCTCCTTTGGCTTTGTCGTGATTGCGATTGGTGGTATCATCTGCCGTCTGAGTGTTCCAGCACTCAGGCGGCGTTTTTTTATTCTGTTATACCCTATCCGCCACAAAAACCGCATGGCTCAAACCCTAACGCCATAGCATCATCGCAGCTGTTGAAATAAATTAAATTCTCAGGCTTTATTTGGTTCACGTATGGGCAGTCTGAAAAATGATAGGTATCTCCGCGTCTGCTTGCGCAGAACTCCCCATAGTTCGTAATGGTATAGGTCCGTAGAAATTCGTAGTCCATAGCAGTAGCAACGTGGTCGAGGAATAGGTCACAGTCTACCCCTTCCGGTCCCATATACACGCTGGCAACATTCTTTTGGGGGTCATATTCGGAATCGCCACTGTCTTCCCTCCCATACGGAAGGCGTATATTTTCGATGGTGTATCCCTCGTACTTGGAGACTGTTGCAATGCAGAAAATTGAGCTCGTTCCAGTATCCAGCCAGGATGCGTAATTTTGCTTGTATGTATCTTGTTCATAAAAAGCCCCGACCTCCGGTTTGGAGCAGAAATGCCAGAGCGCCGCATTTACACCGCCAGCCACAATAGCAGTCGGCAATACAATTCCATAAACAATCTTACCCGTCATGGAATGTTTTTCTGAAAAAGCACTTCTGAAAAAATCGGCAAGGTTAAACATGCTCCAATCTATCTTTTTCCTCTTGAAGATCAATTCAAACACGGAAGCTATGAGTGCCCACACAGTCACTAATGCGAAAAAGAAAAATAGAAGTGAGCACACGAAAAGAATCTCTTTAAGGTCTGTCGTTTTCCCCACCTCCCATCAAAATTTTTATTCTACATACCGAATGACGCCCCAGCCCCCGTGAGTAGCGTCCAGATAGAGCAGCAGCAGAAAAATCAAAAGGAACGTGAGAATGCCAAACAGAACCCGCTTCTCCCTCTGCTGCTGGCGAACCAGCCGCCGCAGATCGTCAATGTGGGCGGCGTAAATGCCCCGGTCATCGTCCTGTTCGCTGTTCCGCAGCACCTCCAGAATCTTTTCGGCCACATCGTCCGGCGGTTTCGCCGCGCCGGAAATGTAGCGTGATACCATACTTTCTGATGCATTGCACTGCTCACCGATTTCCCGCAGCGTCAGCGGGCTTTTCATGCGCATTGCCCGTGCTTTTTCAGAAAAATTCACCGTTTCCCCTCCTTGCAAGTTTTTTGCAAGGAAAATCCTCCCTTTGAATTGGACTTTCCTGCTAAATGGGTCTATCGTTCTCATAGGCCCACTCCCCTTTCCCCGGTCCCGCTTCGGCGGGCCGGGGTTTCAAATAGAAAGGAGCGACACCATGACAGACCTTGAATTTCTGGAAACCTTCCGCAGCTTACTGCCGGAGAAGCAAGCCGCCGTACTTATTGCGATGCAAGAGCTTTTATTATCTCAAACACCCGCGCCCGGTTCTCCGGCGTCAGCTGATGTAAAAGCTCAATGATCCGCTTATCATCTTCCGCCAGCCCGTCCCCATTCGTGGGGGCGGGCTGTTTTGTTTCGTGGGGGCTATTTGTATACCCCATCAAATAGTCAATCGTGACATTGTACTTTTGGGCGACCGCAATCCAAAAGTCCGACTTTGGTTCTCTTGCCCCTGTCTCATACCCATTGTATGTGGTGTACCCGATTCCGAGGGATGCCGCAAAATCTTTTTGCGTCATTTTCATGGATTTCCTCAGAATCTTTAGATTCCTATACATTTGAACCACCCTCTTTCACTTTTCTACACTCTCATAGTAGTACAACCGTTCCGCATTGTCAATAAAAAAATCCGCATTCTGTGAATTTTTATCTTGACACAATCCGCATATTGCGGTATTATAAAATCGTAATACGCGAAACGTGGATTTTTGAAAGGAGGCACTTATGCGCGACAATATTGAAGCAGAACGCTACCGTCTGCGGATGACAAAAACAGCAATGTGTAGTGTGCTGGGGGTAACTCTTAAAACCTACAACGCTTATATCGCCGGGGCATCAATCCCGTCCAGCAAATTAGAGATACTGCGGGAGTTGACTGGCCGTTCTGTGGATTACCTGCTGGGCTTGTCTGCATAGGCCCTAATTTTGCCGGTCTGCTCCGTGCTAAAAAAGAAAACGCCCGGACGGTGCATCGTCCAAGCGCTTTCTGCGGAGATGTTTTCGCAGCGGTGAATCTCTCTCCGTTACGGTATGGTGGCCGGGTGGGAGAGAGGCGTTTGCACCCGCCTCAGACACCGCCAAGCAGACGTTTAGGCTCCGCGCCTATGCCCGTCTGCTTACCCCGCCTGGTCTGGCGTTGCGCGAAAATGGCGGCGCGTCATAAGGGAAACGCTCGTAAAGAGCTTGTCCAGTGTGACACACCTCCTCTCTTTCCCAGCAAGGGGAATGACCGAGAGTGCCGCGCACGGCAAGGCCATTTTAGCACGGAGCAGACCGGCAAGCAAGAGAGGTGTTATTTATGCAAAATTCTCAAAACGATCTCAGCGATACCGGAAAGGTGCTCCACGAGGACACCCAGAATGAACGTTATAAGCGGTACAAGCACCTGTGCTATCGCAATCTTCTTCTGAAATCGGCGCTCACGTTCCTCTTCGGCATCCTGTTTAGCGCGTTCCTTGGCGGCTTGATCCGCTGCTAACTTCTTTGCGTATTCTTCAAATTCCCTCTGCACCGCATATCCCCCCTTGCCCCCAACATACAACAATTCACACCAACTTGCAATCACGAAAAGGAGAATCAACATGAAAGAACTGAAAGTAAAACTCACCTTCACCGAACCCATCCTCGGCACGTCCCCCGCCAACCCGGAAATCTACCGGGAGTTTATCGGCTCCAAGTCCCCCGATGCCGCCACCGTGGAGGAGGAAGTTTTCGCGCTGGGCGCTGATGCCGTGGCAGAAAAGGCCATGACGGTGTTCCCCCGGATGGAGGACGGCACCCCGTTCCTGTATGACTACCAGATCAAAGGCTTTTTCAAGGACACCTGCGGCGGCCTCCGCAAGGTCAAGGGCACGGCCAGCGAGAAGATCAAGGCCTACAAGAAGGAGATCGATAAGCTGATCTTCCCGGAGCCTCGCGTGATCCCGCTGGAGTTTGACGGCCCCGTTGGTGAGTGCCAGCGCCCCCTGAGAGCGCAGACGGCCCAGGGCGAGCGCGTCAGCCTTGCCATGAGTGAAGAGATCCCCGCAGGCGCTACCTGCGAGTTCCGGGTGGTCTGCCTCTGCGACGATCACGAAAAGGCCGTCCGGGAATGGCTGGACTATGGCCGCTTCTCCGGCATCGGCCAGTGGCGCAACAGTGGAAAGGGCCGGTTCACCTGGGAGGAACTCCAGTAACGCAGTGGAATAGCACATCTACGCCACGAGCGGCAAAGGTTTAGCAATGCGGGGCTATAAGGCGCAAAGCAACGGAAATGCGGAGCTACGCGGCGCGTCGGCATGGCAGAGCGCAGCAACGAGACGCAACGCAACGGAAAAGATGTGCGACGACGCGCAACGGAATAGCATTGCATCGAGGCGCTATGGAATGGAAGGGCCGCGAATCGTTCAGCAATGCGACGGCAAAGCATGGAACAGCACCGTTTTGCAAAGCAACGGAATGGCATAGATAGGCTCGGCAGTGCGGCGGCTTAGTTTAGCTACGCACCGCCAAATCAATCGCAATCACGACAAAACAAAAGAAGGAGGCCCCTATGGAACATCCAGCATATCGAGACAATCTCGAACAAATCCTCGCCTTTACCGGCGGGCGGCAGCTTCTGAATCTGGCGGACATCCGCAAATTCACCGGCATGAAGGACCTGCGCACCATTCAGCGCCATTTCCCTTTGCAGAAGGGCGGCTACATCTCCGCCGCCACCTTCGCCCGGCAACTCTGTGGAGGTAAAAAATGAGCAGCTACAACAGTATCGCCCGTAGCCGTCAGGCCCCGGAAACACCCCACCGTCCGTTACTGGGCACACGGGGAACATGGCCGTTCCAAATTGAGGACGACCATCCCCGCTTGAAAACCGGCACCATCACTTACATCAACAGCCCGCACCGCTGGTTCCTCGTCACCTTCGACGATGGCCGCCGCCAGTGCTATCACTTCGGGGAGGTTTAGCTATGGACACAACCACATTCATTTTCATGCTGATCGGCGTGGCCACTGCCGCCGCGTGGCCCCTGCGGATCGTGGATCTCATCGAAAGGGGGCCTCGCCATGAAAAGAGATAACCGCACACGGGAGGAGCGCCGCCGGGATCGGGCCGACTTCTCCGCCTGGGTTTCCTTCGGCTGCTTCCTGGGCCTGTTGGCCCTGACTCTGGCTTATATCCTGGGGACGGTCTGATGGGCCGCCGCCGTCAAATGAAAGAGCTGCCGCCCTGTCCCCACTGCGGGATGTACGGCGGGATACGGATGGTAGCCCCCGGAAAAGAGGATCTGTTTTTTGTCCTCTGCGATTCATGCGGCTACCGCACAAAATATTATACGGACATCGCCCACGCTGTCCGCGTCTGGAGGGAAACTCAGCTATGACAAGGAAAAATTACCCAATCTGCAAACACTGCGGCCACCCAATGAACCCCGCCGCGGAGGATGACTGCGACCGGATGTTCCAGCTTCCGAACGGCGAGCTGTACTGCCCGCCCTGCTTCAAGGATTACCTGCTGGACGAGCTGGACGGGAATATGGACATCTTCGCCGATGCCCTCGGCATCCCGGTTCTGTACACGGAGGGGCCGTCATGCTGACATTTGACGAGGCCACCCACACCTACACCCTTGACGGCATCCAGCTTCCCAGCGTGACCGAGATCACCCGCTTCTGCGCCTATGACTACAAGTCAGACCGGCCATGGCTGGCGGAGGCTGCCGCCCGCCGTGGAACCGCCGTCCACGAAGCCTGCGCCCTCATTGACTACGGCGAGGAGCCGGAGGAAACCCCGGAGATCGCCGGATACCTGAAAGCCTACCGCCGTTTCCTTGCAGACTATAAGCCGGAATGGGAACTCATCGAACACCCCATGGGGAGCCTTGACGTAGGCTTTGCCGGAACACTGGATCGTTTCGGCACCATCCGCGAAAGTCCATTGATTTTAGACCTAAAGACCGGACAGCTCCATGACGCCGCCCTCTCCGCTCAGATGACCGGCTATTACCAGCTGCTCCAGCATGAACGCGGCGGCGTCCTGTTTGCCGAACTCTACGCCCTGAAACTCTCCCACGATGGGACATATCGGCTTGCCATGGTCACGCCGCGTCCCGGCCTCTTAGGGGCCTGTATCACCCTCCACCACGCCACAGAAAGGAAGAAACTCACATGAATGAACTCGCCCTGTACCAATACAACGCCGCCGCCCTGACGGTGGACCCCGTCCCCCGCTCCGGGAATTACACCATCTGCGCCCCAGACGGAGCGCCCGCCGTCCTGAAACGCGGCATCGACTTCGGCATGATCCGAAAGAAGAACGGCGACGCCATGACGAAAAACCCCACCCTCTTCAAGTCTGGCGCGGAGAAGGTGGCCGTGGCTTACGGCCTCTGCCAGCGCTACACGCTGGAAAGCAAGCTGGAGGACATCGAGCACGGCTTTTTCTACTTCCTCGTCCGCTGCGACCTCATCAAGATCTATGACGGCAAGGAATACGTCATTACCTCCGCCTACGGCTCCGGCAACACCCGGGAGGGCCGCACCGGCTCCCAGTCCCCCTATGACGGCGCCAACAGTGCCGTGAAGATGGCCCAGAAGCGCGCCCTTGTTTCCGCTGCCCTGTCCCTCGGCTGCGTCTCAGATATGTTCACCCAGGACATTGAGAGCGACACCGAGGACGGGGAGGTTTATTTCAAGAGCAAGGACCCGGAGGCCCCCATCACCGCCGCGCAGGTCAAATTCTTCTATTCTGCTTGTTCCCGCCACGGCCTGACGAAGCAGGAGGCGAGAACCCTCTTGAAATCCCACGGCTATGACAGCGCCAGCAAGGTACTCGGCAAGGACTTTGACACCCTACTGGATGCTCTGGAGCCGAAGGAGAACGCCTGATGTTCATTAACGGACTGCCTACCTACAGCAAGGAAGGCAAGAAGCTGCAAACCGGCCTGATCGTGGGCCGCGCCGCCAAGGACGGCCAGATCTACGCCACCCAGAGCGGAAAGGAGGTCGGCTCCGTCTCCGTACCGGCCTACGACAAGCAGGACGGCACCACCGCATGGCTCACCGTCAAGGGCTGGGGCCATTGGGCACGGCTCCTTGCCAATGTCCGCAAGGGCGATTCCGTATTCGCCGTGGGCCGCGTGGAGAACCATGACTATGAGGGCAAGACCTATAACGATTTGGTGGCAGATTACGTCTGCGTCTCTGCCAGCACCGCTGGACAGGCCCCCGCCCAGAGTGCCTATGCTGCCCCCGCCCCCACTGATAATTTCGCCGAAATTGAGGATGACGGGGAGCTTCCCTTTTAACAGCTTTGCCGTGTGTGTCTAAAGAGTGATGACGGGCGGATGCAAGCAAGCCGCAGCACGATCACCGACATCCCAGGCAAAAGAAAAAGCCCCCCTACACCCCCCTAAAAAGAAAATATATATTTCTCTTAGGGGGGGAGATAGATGTACAACAGAAGTACTACAGAGGTTCTACATGAGAAGAGAAGATATCCAGAAGCTGTTTAACCTGATAGAAACCCTCTATCCCAGTGCAAAGAAAAATCCCAGGATCCCCGCAGTACTGGAAGCCTGGGCGCTTGTATTGGAGCCGTGGAGCTATGAGGACGCAAAGCAAGCAGTCATTATTCGTGCCAGGGAAAACCGCTTCCCGCCGGACGCCTCCGAGCTTGTCCCCTATCTACCGAAACCGGAACAGCCTTCGGAGAATGCCCAAGGACCGGCGGAGCCAACCCCCGCCCAACTGGAAAAGTTCTATACAAAATACAAAACCCTGCATGAGCGGTGGAAAGCCGCAGGCATCCCCACCCCCTCCGAAGCAAAGAAGCAAGGCATGACCTATGCGGGCTGGGAATCGATAGCGAAAGGAACTGATATGTAATGGCTGCGGATATAAAGCTGTCGGATTGCCTCATTGTCCCCCACAGCCAGCCCTGTTGGGATTGCGCCAACGCCTGCGGCGGGTGCGAGTGGTCGAAAAGCTTCCAGCCGGTGCCGGGGTGGGATGCAGAGCCGGTGCGGAAGATGGTGAAAAACGGGAAACGGGAGTGGCGGCCCATGGAATCCTACGCCATCCGCAGCTGCCCGGAGTTCGTGAAGGAGGAGCGCCATGGTGAGACTGGTGATTGACATTAACGAGGGCGGCGACCTGCTGGCCTGCAAGGAGACGGTGGCTATGCTGCTGGAACCTCTGGGTCGGGTGCGGGTGGTCAGCGTTATCGTTGACGGAAAGGAAGAAAAACGATGAAGATTGATAAACTGTTTAACGGATTGAAGCAAATTGCCAATGGCGACTATGTGCTGGAAGGGGATTTGATTTCCGAAGAAACCATTGAAATTGATCTGGATGATCGTCTTGTGATTAAAGGGGTAATTAAATCTGGGAGAAACATTGTTGCCCGCTGTGGCATCGAGGCTGGCTGGGGCATCAAGGCTGGCTGTGGCATCGAGGCTGG